CCTCACGCGGCCAGCATTCAGGGGCTCTTGTTCTTCAGTGTTAATGTCCAACACCTTAGTCGTTACGCCGCTGGCATCAGTCTTCCATACTGACGCGCACACTTGCACCCCAGAAAGATCGTACGGCTCTCCATCGGCATCCTGAAGAAGCAAGCTAAAGCCGTCGAAGAAATCCCTCCGCAGCAGCGTAAGATTAAGGCGAGGGGCGATGGATGTGGCGAGAAAGCTGCTCATGCTGGCACTTCGCGATAGGCAAACATGACAGTGTAGTTAGTGGTGCCACTGGCCACTGCGTTGATTTTTTCCCCTGAAGCACTTTCAAACAGGCCAAGCTCGTTGCTCAGTGAGATGTTCCCATTCGGCGCCAGGTGGAAGTTAGGAGTGAGATTGCTTGATCCTCCGCTTTGGAAGCGCACCGTTCCGCTAGCAGCAGACGTGATCAACATGCTCATCACTCGGAGCTTGGTTGCACTGACTGCCGCAATAACGTCGGTGCTGCCACTGGCATTGACGAACGCAGTGCGCCCTTCAGTCGTAAAGGCATCATTCTTGACAATGTAAGGATCACTGGCCGAACCTGCTCCAGTGGCCTCCACATAGGCGGCGTCTCCTGCTGCATCAAGTCCGTAAATAGCCATGATTAGAACACTAAAAACAAGAATCGTTGATTTGGCACTTCCGTACCATTTGCCAATCTTACAGTCTGGCTTGTCGTAAAATCAAAGGCCAAGGGACTTGACAATGTGACAACGCTGTAGGACCAAGGGGACCGAGAGCCGTCAATGCCAATTGTAGCCACTCGTATCTGATAAACAGAGCCACCGTTGTAAACGTCAGGAGGGAAGCGAATGTAGTTAGAAGCCGTTTGACCAATGGGAGTCCAAAGCCCCTCTTCAATGTCCAGAAACTCCACGTCAAACAGCGCCACAAAAGGATTGTTTTGTAATCCGTTCCAGCAAACGCCTGGACTTACTGCAAAATGCAAGAGCGATGGAGAGGCATATTGTGGGAACTCCCACGAAACTTCGTTGTAAGACATTACAGAGGCGCCCCAAGGATGATGCTACTGCTTTTGACTACTGGCAACACGCGGCGATCTCGACTGCCTCTGCGAGCAGAGCTTAGCAAGTTGTCCGTATCGGCTAGTTCATATTTGCTTTCTTCGTAGAGCGTGGCCGCAACAGTCACAGTACCCTCATTTTCTGAAGCGGAAATAATGCGAAACTTTCTCACCCCATCGGAACCTTCTTGAAGGACCCATGGACTGCCAACCGCTGGCGCAATAGAAAACCCTGGCGAAACAGTTACGGCGCTTTTGGTGCCACTACCACTTGTCACCGTGCGAGTTTGAACCTCCCCATTTGGAAGCGCAACGCTAAGGCTGTATGCTGCGCCAGTAAAAACAAATGGAGCATCAAGAGTTAGCGCCGAAGCTGAACTCACTCCCGCAATTCTTCCTCCATAGCGCTTACCCCCTTTTGTCGGATCTGCGATGCCAATAACTTCACCGGGCAGCAAAAAGAACCCTTCAGTTGCAACCTTAAACGTAACCACTTCCGTTTCTAATTGATTAGTCAATAGTGCCCACCGGCCAATGCGATGCGCTTGACCTTGAGATGTAGTGCCAAAGGCTCTAATTTGCAGCTCTTGATAACCATAGCGATCTAGTCCATTCCTATCTTCCACGTATTCAACTTTTTCCTTGTAGAAGTCATCTGGATCATTCCAGCTAACTAGTGCGACTGTTTTTCTCGCCTTTCTGCCAGTGCCTTCATAAGAAAACGGAGGCTCTTGAATTTCGCCGTTGTCGTCAACAGCTTGCAAAACATTAGCCGGAGAAAATATCTTTGTCATCGTTCGCGGCTTGTCCTGCACCGGCACGATAGTTCCAGCTTGGTAATAAAGCATTCCACGAAATGCCGATGCAATACCGTTCAGCACTTCATACGCTTCTCCTCTAGTGGTGATATAGGCATTAAACGTGAAGCGTGGCTCTCGCCCGCCCCTCCCATCGGAAACCAATTCATCGCAGTATTGAGCAATGGAATAAAGCGCAAATTTATCCACTTGACTTTCGCTGATAAACTGCCCACATCCGTATCTATTGTTTGTGATTAAGTCATAAAAAACCCACGCCGGATTATTGCAATACTCTGTCTTAAATGTGCCATTCCAGATGCCTGAGTATGTACGAGATTTTGTGTTGTAATTAGACGGCACCTTAATCTTAAGTCCGAGTAAGTCAGCGGAAATGCGAGGAACAGACGAGAAGTTTTCGGCTCCAATTTTCAAGCCAATTAACGCTGTATTTGGATAGCGAAACGACTCGTCAATGACGCCAACAAGCGCCTTAAATATAAGTTCGTCATTTATCTGCGTGCTGGTAGAATCTGGCGTGATACGCCTGACTTCTACCGTCCACGGCCCTGCGCCAGACAGCTTGTATTCATATTCAAAATCAACCGGACCGCGAGACTTGCCCTTAATCTCCTTTCGGTCGTTATGAATGGTTGATCCTGTAGATGTAAAAATTTTAATTCTGAAAGAAACGGCGCTCCCCTTAATATCTCCATTCTTGGTGGCACGAATCAAGTTCGCAACCCCCACTCGCACAATTAGTCGATCCAAGGAGGAAGACGAAGTTGTTTTAGTAATAGCGCCACCATCATTGGTTAATCGAAGCCCCACGTTTTGCTCAATTCGCACATCGTCAAAGCCTGGCATTGCGGCTTGATCTTGTGTGCCAACTCTATAATCGGCAACGGCACTATTTATCTCGCCAGCAGAATTGCCACGAATGACGGAAGGCTTGTAAGTGTCAAAAGCAGAAGCAAAGCTCCCCTTGCCATTTGTAGACGCAGTGCTGCCAGTGTAAAGATTTTGAATGGCAAAGTTAAATCGACCATTCTCGCTTTTGATAGGGGTGTCATCAAGATAGATTCTTGTGAGAGGATCTAGACCTTGCTCAAACCCTTCGATCTCTCCCTCTGAGACTACGGCTACAACTTGCGCGTCTGAGCGACTCCGCAAGGAGTCGGGATCTTCCTTACCCCCTTTGCCCTTGGCGCCTTCTATTGCTAAAAGTTCTCTTTCTTGTTCCATCAAACTGCCACCTTCACCGTCGAAATTGAAGAGCTGATAATCAATGGATCGGAGGCTAAAAACCGCCCGTAAAGCAGTGGCACCGGCAGACCCTGATTGGTTGTTACTGAAGCTCTGTCAAACAGAAAACTCTCGCGCCTCTCCCCGCCCGGCGACGGGGCAAGAAGTTGAGCAATGCCACCGAGAGCCAAACTGACACCAGCAGAAGCAAGCAATTGCCCACCAATGAGCAAAGCATTGCCGATGCCGGAAGAGATGGCCCCGGAAAGCACAGCGCTAAATGCCAGCCCTGGGATAGCAAAGGAGAACGCAATTAAAGCTGCACCAAGCAAAATTCGCCCCAGTGCGCTGCCTCCAACCATGACTGGCGCAATAATCAGCCTTTTGCAAGTCATCAAAATGTTTTGATAATCCATCCCTTCTGGGTCTTCGTCCACCACTCGAAAACCAATACCATTTTCGTGGGCAGTAATCATATACTCCCGAAACCCCTCTAGCTGATGAGTAAGAGCCGAAATGATCTCGCGGGGACTGGTTGCCTCAAATTCGTAGCTTCTGCCAAATTTGCGGCCCAACTCTCCCAGTAGCTTCACCTTGATCAACATTACAGAAGTTCTCGATGGCGCAAGATTCTTGCCGTATTTTTTTTCCAATATCCACCGTAGATATTGGCTTCTGACAGTCTACCAGCAAGGTGATGATAGAAAATACTGGAGGCAGGTTCAACCATAACTCCACAATGGTTTGGCATGGATGCCTGAAGTTGCATCAAAATCATGTCCCCTTTTTGGGAGGGGTTTTCCACGGGTACAAAACCTTGCTGTTCTACGTTGTCTTGAAACATTGACCAGTTTGGATTTTTCCATTCAAACTCTTCTCCCCTCGTAAAGTCATCTAGCAAGATATTAAACTCCTTGCGGTAGAAGTCACGGAACAGGCCATAGCAATCATTTACGCCATAGCTCCATTGCCTGTCAAGATACTGCTGGCTTCCAGACGGATCAGCGTAAAACCAGTCATCAGTGCCTACGCAATACATCACCCATGGCAAATTACTTTGCTTGCACGCCCTTAAGTCATAGGAACTGAATTTGTTTTCATTATCTGGATGAGAATGAAACACGGCCAGTATTTTGCCGTGGCCTTCTGCTCTGATGTAATCTTTTGCGTCAATCAAAAAATTGCTTGAAGGGGAGGAGTGGGCATTGTGGCACGGAAAGTATTTGGTCTGAGTGATAAGGCCGCAAGCTTCTTGGGGGAGTACGGCGCGAGCGTGCT